CTCCTTTAATTGCGTAGTTAACTTTTGCCATACCGAATGTTGCCTCCCAACATTCTGGATGTATGCCACTGATTATCTGCTCTCTTAGTGGAACTGTCAAGGATTTAAATGCTTCCTGTGCATAGTTACCACGTAGATATGAAAACAATTCATCTTCCTTGACGTTTACAAATCCAGTCTTAGTGCAGACTGGACAACGACGTGTTGCATATATCATTTTGTCTCCTTTTATAGAGGCTGGGTCGGGCAGGTAGTTCCGACCCAGCCATTCTTTATTTAGTTTACAGCAGATACTTCAATCTGTGTGTAAGGTGCACGACGCTGGCTATTGTCAATACCAGGACGGCGGTCAAAACGTGTAACTAAACGACCAGAAAGATTTACAATCTGTGATACACCATCTGCCCAAGATAAATTACCAAGGACATCTTTGGCTTCACTCGTAGTGAACACCAATGGCATAGTGAATGTGCACTTACCATCGCCATCACGTTGAGTTAGATTTGCAGTGATAACTTTATAGTTACCAAAGCCACGCTCCTGGACATTCTTTATGTATCCAGATACTTGTACTACGTTGTTCATTTTAGTCTCCTTTATATATATTTTTATGGAGCGGCTTCCCGTCCCGCTAGGGAGACGGGAACCGCTTACTTACACTCTTGACATCCAGTTCTTTTTGGATATACAAGATTACATTTAGGACAAACAATCTCAAACATATGTATCTTTGAGCGTTGCTCATCCTCATCTAAGTCAAACAAATGCTGACCTAGAAAGTAAGTGCTTGGGCATCTGTCCCGTAAGTCATAGGTACTAGGCTTGAACTCACTTCTAATACGCTCCTTACTACCTTTAACTCTAGTCTCACTACCAATCCATTCTGAACCAGAAGGTTCTTCACTAACATCACTAATAACATCATCTTCAGCCAGTCTCTCGTCAGCCCTACAACTCCAGGCTAGGTCATCAATTCTAGCCTCATCAGACTCGTCACAAACTCTGCATTGCAAACCATAATCCGCAATGCTTACGCAGTCATAGCACTCAGTCATAACTGAGATACCATTTGCTACTTCAACTACTGTATTCATTATCGTCTCCTTTATGTATGTTTAATAGCACTGCCCTGTCGCCCTGCCGCAGGGCAGTGCGTTTGCTAACCATTTAACAACTCTATAATTACATCTGCGTGGCAAGGCTTTGGTGCACAATGACACACTAGGTCTCTACCTTTCAAAGGTATCAACCAATTTCTATCTCTTACCAATCTCTGCAAGGCATAAGTTCTAAACTTATTAATAACTTCTGCTCTTGTACCGTCATAACCTATCCTAAATGGATTACCCCAATCAGAACCTCTGCCTACATACACACAACCTTTAGGTTCACTACCTCTTTTATATACTCTCATAGTTATCACTTCCAAACCATTTCATAATCTCTACCACATACACAGCACATATCTTCCCAACTATCATTGTGCCATATATGTTCTTTACCTAAATCCTCACAATCTATACCTTCATTCTTTATATCAATATCTATCTTACAATTCTTACATAATCTAGCACCTATTATAAACCAACTTTCAAACATATTATCTCCTTTTTATTATCTGCTCTCAATTTAAGAGCGCGACCTGTGCTACAGCAGGTAGGGTCGCAGTCAAGTGCGAGCCTGCTTACCTTTGGTAAGCGACCACTTGACGGCGGGGTTCCCTGCCTGCTGTATTATTTCAGCGCTTATATTAATTTTATCTAGACTAGTAATAAACTCAAGATATTTCTTTGGATTCCTTATTCGCATAGATAGTTTGGTCACTATCTTTTCCTCAGCCATACACATTCCTTTCATTATCATAGAGCGCACTGGGCTAACCATAAGTTAGCCACTAGCGTGGAGATAAAGAAAAAGGGCTGGCTTAATCACCAGCCCTTTCTTTATCTAGTTAACAGACTCAACCATAAAACTGGTCGTCCAGCCTTTATCGGTTTTGCTGGTGCGAAACCATCCAGAAACATTAGCAACAGGGCGTGGCTCTTTGGCTTCCGACCTGGTTCCGTCACTCTCAGTGACGGAAACACCGCCGACTAGTTCGGCTGAGTGCTCCTGCTGTTCCAAAGAGCGGAGGTTAGCAACTGCTGCTGTGAAGCATAGAAACGGGAGGGATGCTTGAAATCTGCCCTCATCATTTCTAAGAACGATTACGCCCTTTGCGTAATCCTTGCCATTTTTGGCTTGCTTGATTTCCAGAGCAGACAGTTCGGCTGCTGTAAAGGATACTTCGTGTTTCATTTTCTACCTGCTTTCTGACACGCACGGTGCGTGACGGGAGCCTAAAAAGCACACGCCTGCGTGTGCTAGGCTCCAAGTCACAGCCCGTGCGCCAGGAAGCAGGTGCTCTAGAAAATTAAACCGAAGTGCTTATCCTTTACAGCCCGAACTGGCGCTCGCAGAAATCAGAGCAGCGAGCCAAAACTGGCAGTTCCAGGATTTCGCAAAGACCGCGAAATCGGGCGCAGAAATGCTGAGGTTAGAGCAGATTTCATAGCCCCTCACGGGCTATGCTGAACAGCGTTAGCAGTTCTAATCCTCTGCTTGGAACAGCGCACTCAGACGGGCTAGGAGGTGGCTTGGGTCGGAAACAAAGACCACTCTGCCCGTTGCGTTTCTGGCTGGTGAGCCAGCAAAACTGTAAAGGCAGACGGCAACAGTTTTGTTGAGTCTGGACTAGATAATCAGAAAGGGCAGATTAAGCCTGCCATTCTGATTATCGTAACTGTCTAGCCCGCGCCCTGATTAGGGCTAGCAGACTGTTAGCCCAGACAGCGCTCCTATTACAGCACTGTCCACGCTAACAGCAAACAGTCTAGGGGTCTCAATGACCCCAGACTGTTTAATAGTGGTTCAACCTTATATAGTACACACCCAAAAAGATTTTTCCGTACAAACTATAGCCCCCTGCACTGTCCTAGTATGTCCTATTTTGGTATAGTCTATTCTGTGATTTAGATAACATTTTGACTACAAACCGTTCGGAATGGCTGTTTGAACGGATTAATAGTATATAGGGGCGCAAAGCGCCCACTGATAGTAGCAAGCCTTTATGGCTTGCGTTACAGAACTGTATCTCTGTCTGTTTCTAACTGTCTGTACTAACTATCAGTACTGTATATAGATGGGATAGTTCTGTGACTTTTCAGAAGGGTAAGAACAACCCCAGGACAGAGGCTATGGCAGCCGCAAAGGCTAAAGTGATAGCCCTTGTCTCTGAGGGCTGGTCACCACATAAGGCTATGGCTGAGGTGGGCAAGCAACCCGACACTATCCGAATCTGGATGATGAGGGATAAGCAGTTTGCCGCTGACCTTACCGAGGCAAAAGAGGACGCTAAGAATAATTCTTTAAGAGCGCTGGGCATAGCAAAGGATGATATTTCCTTTCCCCAGTTTTCAGAAATGTTCCTTGAGCAGAAAGTCTTTCCCCACCATCAGGACTGGGTAGACCTGCTTGAGGGGCGTGAACCAAGTTGGCTGCACCAAAGTATGATTTACGAGAAAGGCGACCCAAACCGCCTTCTAGTGAACGTGCCGCCCGAACACGCCAAGAGTACGGTCATTACCGTTAACTACTCTACTTACCGCATCGCTCTCAATCCCAACGTTAGAATCATCGTAGTTTCTAAGACGTTAGTCAAAGCACGTGAGTTCGTGTACGCAATCAAACAAAGGTTAAGCCACCCGCGCTGGTTAAAGTTGCAGACAACATTTGGACCAGAAGGGGGATGGAAAGAAGACTCTGATACCTGGCGAGTTGACACCGTCTATCTTGGGAGCGATGCTCGTAACTCATCTGAGAAGGACCCCACTATCCAAGCCCTTGGTATGGGTGGACAGATTTACGGTGCCCGTGCTGACCTGATTATTCTGGATGACTGCATTACTACGGCTAACGCCCACGAGTACGAAAAGCAGATTAACTGGCTCCAGAAAGAAGTTATTACCCGTCTGGGTAAGAACGGTAAATTGCTAGTAGTAGGGACGAGAATTGCGCCGACAGACTTCTACAAAGAACTCCGTGACCCGAAACATTGGTCAGGGGGCAAAAGCCCTTTTACTTATATGGGTATGCCTGCTGTTCTTGAGTACGCTGAAAAGCCAGAAGATTGGAAAACTCTTTGGGCTAAAAGCGATGTTCCGTGGGACGGAGATGAAGATACGCCAGATGCTGATGGACTTTATCCTAAATGGGATGGAAAAACTCTTTTCCGACGACGAGGAGAAGTAACCCCATCCACCTGGGCACTGGTCTACCAGCAGGAAGATGTAACAGAAGATTCCATTTTTCCCGCTGAACTTGTTCAGGGTTCTATAAATGGGATGAGAAAGCGTGGTCCTTTGAGACCAGGTGCTGCTGGTCATCCTAATCAAGTTGAAGGTTATACCGTTGTAGGATTTGACCCTGCTATGGCAGGCAACGCTGCTTTTGTTGCTATGACCTATAACAGACACGATGGAAAGATTTATGTGCTGGACTGTCTTAATATGGCAGAACCAACACCACAGAAGATTAGGCAGGCAATTGAGGAGTTTGTTCAAAGGTATAAGCCGCAAGAACTCCGCGTTGAAATCAACGCACACCAGAAAGCATATGCCCTTGACTCAGACTTACAACAGTGGCTGGCAACTTATGGCGTTCGCCTCAATGCTCACTTCACTGGAAAAAATAAATGGGATACCAACTTTGGTGTCGCAGGAATGTCTACACTTTTTGGAAGTACAGCAAACGGAAGACATCAAAAAAATAACATCCTTGAGTTACCAAGCACTGAAAACTCTGAAGGTCTAAAAGCGTTAGTCCAACAACTACTAACGTGGAAACCCCAGACTAGAGGTAAGACTGACTGTGTGATGGCGTTATGGTTTGGCGTACTACGTTGCCGTGAATTTATGCAACAAAACTCTAATGTGCAGAAGTGGGCTAACAACCGTTGGACTACAAGGGCACAAAAAGAACGACGTATAAGTGTAAATCTAGATGAACTTTCTGCCGAGCAATGGCAGCAAGTATACGGATAGGAAATAAATGCTCTCTATAGAACAAGTTGCAGCACGTGTTGAGAATCTAAAACAACGCGCCGCTGACCGTGACGCTCGCCAACAAAACGTGCTTGCTGTCCGTAAGGGAGAAATTTCTTCTGTATACCCAGATTTCTTTCCTGAAGGTGTAGATGCAAATGTCGTTGCAAATTTTATTGACGTTGTTGCGAGAGACTTATCTGAAGTTATGGCACCTCTCCCTGCGGTCAACTGCTCCGCGGCGAATCAGGCGAATGACCGTGCTCGTAAATTTGCTGATACACGTACCCGTATTGCTACTAATTATTTTGCTCACTCGGATTTACAAGTCCATATGTATACGGGAACGGACCTATACATAACATTTGGTTTCGTCCCATTCATCATAGAGTTGGACGAGGAAGCAGGGCTGCCGCGTATCCGCATAGAAAACCCAGTGGGCGCTTACCCAGAGTTTGACCGCTATGGACGCTGCATTGCTTTTGCAAAGCGCTACTATATGGCTGTTGGTGAATTAGCCGCACAGTTCCCTGAGTATGCACATATCCTGCTTGGCAAGGAAATGTATAAATCAGATATGAATTACCAATTAGAGGTAGTTCGTTATTATGATGACAAACAATCCTTGCTGTATGTACCTGACAGAAATAATCTTATTCTTTCACAGGCTCGTAATCCTATTGGAAGAATGATGGTTGTAGTCGCAAAGCGTCCATC